ATGACATCTGCGGCGTTCAACCAATGACAGCCCCAACAGGCTTGATTTTCGCAATGCGTGCCAACTACGCATTCGGCGGAACATCCGGCACAACATACGGAGCTACAAATTATGCTGAAGCTATGTTCCAAGAACCACAACCATCCTTCGGTGGTTGTGGTTGGACACTAGATGCAACATTTGCTGCTTCTAGAGGTCTTTCCGCTGGTTGGAACTATGCAGCTGGCGTAACTTCAACTGCTGCTCAACTTGCTGCTCTACGTGGCATTTTGACACAAGCTGGTGAAGGAATCGGTAAGAATGCTCCATATGCAAACTGGAACCAAATGGCCTTCTCAATCGACCGTGTTGCCGTACAAGCACGTACACGCGCTCTAAGCAGCAACTACACAGTCGAATTGGCTCAAGATCTCAAGGCTGTTCACGGTCTAGACGCTGAAGCTGAATTGGCAAACCTACTCAGCACAGAAATTCTTGCTGAAATCAACCGTGAAATCGTCAAGACAATTTACTACGTTGCCAAGCCAGGTACACAACAACCAGACATCTCAACTAAGGGCGTATATGACCTTGATCAAGATTCTGACGGTCGTTGGTCTGCTGAACGCTTCCGTGGCCTCAGCTTCCAAATCGAACGTGAATGCAACTACATTGCCAAGGAAACCCGCCGTGGTAAGGGTAACTTCATCATCTGCGACAGCGATACAGCAGCTGCTCTAGCCATGTCTGGCTTCATGAGCCTCAGCCCAGCAATCGCTCCTCAGATCAATGCTGATGATACTCAAAACACCTTCGCTGGTGTTCTCTCAGGCAAGATTCGCGTCTACATCGATCCATATAGCCCAGTAGGATTCAACTTCTTCTGCGCTGGTTATAAGGGCGAATCACCATACGATGCTGGATTGTTCTACTGCCCATACGTACCGCTACAAATGGTACGTGCAGTTGATCCAAACACTTTCCAACCACGTATCGCCTTCAAGACCCGCTACGGTGTAGTTGCCAACCCATTCGTTCTCAACAGTGGCAACCAACCCGATGCTGATACATTGACAACTGGTATCAACCAATACTACCGCCTAACATCGGTACAAAACCTACACGGTAACACCCTCTGATAGGTAAGTAAAGTAACACTTCGAAAACCTCCCGAGAAATCGGGAGGTTTTTGTTTTAAGATAAATATTATTATGACCAGTTGTTCTGCAGATATAAATCCACTTTATAATAGTTACTTTCGATTGATTTTTGGAAGAGGAACTAAGCAAATGGAACTAATGTGTCAGAGGGCAAATTTGCCGGGTATATCGGTTCCAGATCAGCCTCAACCAACAACACTAGGAATTACCATTCCAGTACCAACATTAGTGGCATCATTTGAAACACTAAATGTTGAATTTATTGTAGATTCAAAATTAACCAACTGGCAATCTTTATATGGTTGGATAAGAAATCTCACAAATATTCAAACTGTAGAAAATTATAACTTGCCAGGTGGTTATCAAGATTGGCACCATCAAGCAAATTTATATGTTTATAATCCAGCTGATAACTGTGAAATTTTAAGAGCAACATTTCATTATATTATTCCAACAAGATTGAGTGGCTTGGTATTCCAAGCAGATAGCTCAGATGCATTGATACAAAAGGCTACATGTAGCTTTAAGTATTCTTACTATAATTTATGGGTTGATGATGAAGAAGTTCCAGAAGATTGGACTGGTGGACTTTAAAGATAATCCATAGGATTGTCTGACCAGCTTTCAGGGTCTTCTGGTGGGTTCTCAGGATTATAAGGTAACTTATTAGTTTCTGGTTTGATTCTACGGCGTTTCTTCTTCTTGGGTTGAGTGTCTGGCTCTTCTTCTGGTTGAGGCTGTATAAACGATTCTACATCTTCCTCTTCTATATCTTCTATAGCTTCACCTTCAAAATTTTCAATAAGATCGTTTACAAAAGTAACAAAATCTTCGTTATTGAATAATTCATTTAATAATTCAAGCCCGTGTTCTGGACCCATACCTTCGTGTGTTGGTGGTAACATAGCCAACTTTGGATCGTTTTGTATTAAAATTAAATAAGCCTCATACATTTTTGTAAGTTCATCATTAGGTTCCCCAGAATAAACAATCGAAGTTCTTGGAACAAACATGAGTGAATTTTTTAAATTATAAAGATAATTAACAAGTTTTACAAATTCAACATATTCACCCTCTGGTGTTTTGGTTGCATAATTTGCGAGCAATGCGGGAACTCTTATACTGATGTGTGTTTGGTTCACTTCTGTAACGAAGCCTATTAATTCTTCGCCAGTTATTAGTTTAACAACTCTTAGTGAACCCGAGAGACTATCTTCGGGAAGTGAATCGGACATATAAATGTCCTCCCTTCCTTACTATTTATCCTTTGTCATTTCTGAAAACGACATTGAATGAATGTCGAAATCAAATTTTTCTTTTTTGTATATTTTAATTCTTTCTTCAAAGTGTCTGAAGACATGATTTTTGTGTGATTTCCAACAAAGATCATCAACAATGTCATATACTTTTAGTGTTTTCTTTCTTGCTGATACTCTTAGACCACGACCAATGCTTTGAAGAAGCCTTATAACCGATTTAGTAGGTGAAGCAAAAATAATATTGTCAAGATTGACAATGTTAATGCCAGCACTAGTAGTCCCAAAGCTTGCAACCAAGATGGCGTCTTTTTCTGTATCGATGATTCTGCGTATGTGTTCTCTTGCGTCTGCTTCTGTTTTTCCGTGTATGAGATATACTTTGCGATCCGTTCCCGCTGCTTCCAAGAGAGCTGCGAGTGGTTTCCCGTGGTCTTCGACGTAATTAAAGAGGATAAGGGTATTCCCTTTGGTGCGGAGTGCAAGTTGCTTGATGAATTCGTTTCTTTTTTCATTCGTAACGATCCATTTTATTTCATCGGCGTACCTTTGTTTTTTGATGAATTGTTTTTCCTCTTCTTTATATTTAAGTAAAATACAATCTATACTCAAGGTGGCCAGAAGACCTTTGTTCATCAAATTTTTTGTGTGAATAAACTGAACTGCTGGACCTAAAATGCCCTCAATGCTTAATCTATGTGCTTGTGTTTGTTGAAGTGTACCAGTAGTTCCAATTCTAAACCACGCCTTTGAAAGCTTTTGACCGATAAAATTTATTGATTCTGCTTTTGCTTGGTGACATTCATCAAAAAAGATGGCATCGAATTGGTCAAACCATTGTTTTGGTAATTTGTAAATGGATTGCCATGTAGAGATTACGATTTGTTTATTCGTATCCTTTTCTTCACCAGCACTTATTTTATGAATAAATTTTTTACAAGACCAAGATTTATCTTTGGTAGAATAATCAAAAAAGTCTGATTCCATTTGATTCACCAGACCAACCGTGGGAACCAATATGAGTATTTTGCGATCTAATTTTAATACGGATTGAAGCAGACGGACCAATACGTATATTATCAAACTTTTTCCCGAACCAGTAGGTGAAATCAGCACACATCTGTGATGATTCAAAGCATGAAGTATAGCCTTTTGTTGATGGTCGTGCATCTTCACTGCTTGTTTCTTTACAGAAACCTGCAATAAATCGTAAAACTGTGTAAGTTTCTCCTCTGTTGTACATAGAGGATTTTTGCTCTCTTTTATATTTATAGTGTATGCTCGGTCTTTGCAAAATTTTTCCAAATAGACTTTTAACCCACGTGGAAGTGTTGAAGATAAAATGTCATAAAGACGAATTTTTCCATCCCATATTCTTTTTTTGTACATGGGCATATATTGAGCACCCGGAACCATAAATGAAAAATAATCACGCAGCTCTTGTTTTACGCCTTTGTCGGCTTTTACAAAATACCGAACTTCATCTATAGATTCAACTTCAATATCCACATAATATTTATACTATACCATTCATCATTTTTTGCCAATCAATTGCAGACTTGATGGCAAAATTACGGTTGTTAAGTCCCTTTAAAAACTCTTCAACCATTTTTATTTTGATTTCTGTTACTGAAATTTTTGACTTTAATTCAATAAGTTTTGGATCTGCTTCCATAAACTTATCTACATCAGTTTTCAAAATGTCTAAATCAAACGCTTCTTCACTCCACTGTTCTAATTCTTCTTGGGAAGCTTTACCAGTATAAATTTTCCACTTGCGCAAACGGTGTATTGCAAATTCATGTTGGTACTTTGTCAAAAGTAATTTAAAATCTGTAAGCTGATTAAGATACTTTGAGTGTATTTGAGGTATCTTAAGAGACTCTATACCTAACTCAGTAGAGTCTATTTGAGAGTCTTTAGTTACAGAGTTCTTTAGTTCTTCTAGATTCATCTTTAGTATTGTTCTTTAAAGTTCTTTTTAAGAGAACTATAGAGTATCTTATGATAAAGTCAAATAAATATATTTGACAATTATTTAAAGTAAACTATAATACCTGTGAGGACTACTGATGCAAATTGATTTGCGTGAAATACCTGTAGTGTGGATAAATTTAGATACGGCCACACAAAATGCAAAAATAATGAATGAAAGATTTGAAAAATATGGATTTAAAAATACCCATAGAAAATCAGGTCTAATAATTCCACCGCCATATCCTGTACATCCTAGTATATCACACTTTATGGGTTGTGGACAATCACATATTGATATTTTAAGTGATACAAATTACGACTGTCCTCTTCTTATTTTAGAAGATGATATAGAATTTGCAGATAATTTTAATCCTGTTATAGAAGTTCCTGATGACTCAGATGGAGTGTATCTTGGAATATCTCATGGTGGTAATTGCTATAAAACTAAAAAAGTAAATGATGAATATTATAGAATTGCTGGAGTTTTAGCTGCACATGCAATTTTATACATCAACCCAAAATTTAGAGAAGACATGAAAAATGTTGGATTACATTGTCTTTATAATTTAAAACAACCATGGGATATGGGTACTGCAGCAATTCAGCATACTTATAAAATATATACACCAATAAAACCCCTGGTCTACCAAAGTAACGATAGAGAAAACGCAAATAAGTGGCAAGGTCTAACAGATTTTGGATTAGAAAATAGAGAAAGTGAATTTGAATGATTACTTTTAATTTAATTGGGCGATATGGTAGATTTGGAAATCAAATGTTCCAATATGCAACTTTATATTCTATCGCTAAAACTAGAAAATATGAATTTGGTATTCCTTATAAAAATAAATCTGACAATCCATATTTAAATTTTTGTCTTGACGAAGCGTTTGAAAATTTATCAGCAAAAGATA